TAGAGGCAAGAGAGCCTCAACAGCCTGAGACTGAGGCGTATGAACCAGAGGCGGAGACCGCAGACGCGGCCGTCGAAGAGGATTACGAAGAGGACGATGAGGGCGAAGACGCCTACGAGGCGGATGATGATGACGAGTACGAAGAGGAGCCTTCCCCGACCTATACCGTAAAGGTGGACGGTCAGGAGATCGAGGTAGACCTTGACGAGCTTCGGAATGGTTATTCGCGGCAGCAGGCGTACACTAAGCGCTCGATGGAGTTAGCCGACCAGCGCAAAGCCTTTGAGGCCGAGCAAGCTGAGACGAAACAACTTCGGGACGCTTACGCGCAGCAACTTGATCAGTTGAGCGCCCAAATCCAGCAGACAACTCAGCAAGAGCCTGACTGGAGAGCATTGGCCGAGACGATGTCCGAGCGTGACTTGTTTCTGGCGAAGACCGAATGGGACCAGCAGAAGGAATACCAGAAGCAGGTCGAGGTCGAACGTCAGCGCATCGCGGCGGAAAAGGCTCGCGAGCAAGAGCAGAACCTGCGTCAGCACCTAGAGGTGCAGCGTGGCGAAATGCTTAACCGCATCCCTGCGTGGCAGGATGAGGATGTGCGCGAGCAAGAGCGCAGGGAAGTGATTACCTACGCTCAGAAGCGGATCGGGTTTAGCGAAGAGGAAATTGCAAACGCCTCGGATAGTCGGGCGATTGAGCTTCTCTATAAAGCGTGGAGGTGGGATACCTTGCAAGACAAAGCCCCCGCCGCCAAAAAACGCACCCGTAAAGCTCCGAAGATGGCCAAGGCAGGGCGACCAAAGACCAAGCGCGAAGTTGCTAATCGTTCTCGGCAAGAAGCCAGAAAGCGCTTTGAAAGCTCTGGTACGGTGGATGCCGCTGTTGAGTATCTAATGGGCCGAAAGTAGCCCGCAAAGAAAGGAAAAGGTTATGACAACCTTCGCAACTAGCGCCGCCATTGGTGAGCGTGAACAGTTGGCCGATGTAATTTATCGCATCGATCCCGCAGAAACGCCAATATTTTCAAATGTTAAGAAGGAAACTTCTAACGGTATCTTTACTGAGTGGCAGGTTCAGGAGTTGGCTTCAGCCAGCGCCACGAACTATCACAACGAAGGTGCCGACACTGCGACTGCGGCGGCTACGCCGACAGCGCGTGTGGGTAACTATCACCAGATTTCCAAGAAAGTCTTTGCGACTTCTGGCACTCTGGATGCAGTTGACACGGCCGGTCGTGAGCGTGAACACAATTACCAGAAGGTATTGAAATCGTTAGAACTTCGTCGCGATTTAGAAAAAATGATCGGCGATACCGATGTTGCTCGTTCCGCTTCTGACCCCCGCAAGTCGGCCTCGCTGTCTTGCTGGATGACCAACGGTTCTGTTGGTGCAGGCTCAGGCGCTTTCGCTACTGGCGACGGCACCGACGCAGTAACCGGCGGCACAGACCGCGCACTGACGCTCGCCCTCATCGAGGACGCGCAGCAGGACGCTTGGGCCGACGGCGGTAACCCTCGCATGATGGTCATGAGTGCCACTAACAAAGCCAATTTTTCGGATTTGGCTGCTTCCGGCAACCTCGTCAGCAATGACGTGAACATGACTGCCGCTAAGGAAGTGACCTATGTCGGTTCGACTAGCGTCTTTATGGGAGATTTCGGTACTGTTGAAGCGACCCCGTCTCGTCAGATTGGTAATGATCGCATCTTCCTGATCGACCCAGACTTTGTGTCACTCTGCACACTGAATGGTCGTAACTTCCTTGAGGAAGACCTTGCCAAGGTCGGCGACGCGACTGAAAGTCATGTTGTGATCGAGTGGTCTCTCAAGCCGACTGCCCCGAAGGCACACGCGATGATCCTTGATCTGAACGGTTCCTAATCTAGCGAGAGGGCGGCTTAGGTCGCCCTCTCCTCTATGAGGACAAAATGAAGCGATATCTCTACACCAGTCCCAGAGACCGCAAAGAAGTCGTGATGCACCAGCACAGCGACGGGTCTATGCACATTGAGCAGCGGCAAGAGTTTGGCGCCCTGCTGAAAATCAACAAGCAGATGGCGAATGACTACAAGCCCGGCTCAATGATAGGCAATACACAGCGGCACGCACAGCATGTGGCCGAAATCCCGAACGTGGTGTACAATCACCTTCTGGAAAAGTTTGGCCCGATGCGCGAAAACCAAAGAGCGTGGAAGCAGTGGCTGAACGATCACCAGAACAGGGCATTTAGAACAGGCGGCGGGAGCCTCTGATGGCGATCACAAACTATACAGAATTGAAAGCTGCAATCGCAAATTTCTTGGCAAGGGATGACTTAACCAGCGTCATCCCTGATTTTATTTCTTTAGCGGAAGGCCGTCTGAGCCGCGAGCTAGAGACGCGCAGTCAAGAGAAGCGCGCAACCGCCACGCTAACTGTTGGTGACGAATACACAGCGCTGCCAACTGATCTGCGCGAGTTGCGTATGGTAAAGCTGAACGGCGACCCCGAAACGGTTCTTGAGTATATGTCGCCTACCGCCTTGCATAGCTCTTATTCTTCTGGCGGGAACAGCAGGCCGCGCGCCTACTCACTTGTGGGTCAGGAAATAAAGTTAAGACCTAAGCCCGACAGCGCCTACACGGTAGAAATTATTTATATTGGCTCGTTGTCTGCGCTTTCTGACAGCAACCTCGTCAACAATGTTCTAACGCGCCACCCCGACGCTTACCTGTATGGAAGCCTTGCCGAGGGGTATGCGTACCTTCTCGATGAGCAGCGGGCCAACGCCTACATGCAGCGCTTCACGATGGCGATTAACGAAATCAAGATCGACGAAGAGCGCGCCAATTACGGCACGTCTTCACTTCAGATCAGTAGTATTTATCAACGGCAAAACGCAGGAGCTAACTGATGAGCAGCCTTAGTGATTACGCGGAGAACAAGCTCCTCGACCATCTTCTTGGCACAGCCGCGTACACTGCGCCGACAACAGTGTACATAGGGCTGGCAACCCAGTCGTTTACAGATGCAAATAGCAGTGTCGAGATTAGCGGCAACAACTATGCGCGCAAGGCGATTGCTTTCGACAGCGCGGCCAGCGGCGCTACCGACAACACCAGCGCGGTTGAGTTCAACGCGGCCACCGGAACGTGGGGGACAATCACGCATTTCGGTATTTTCGATGCAAGCGCTGGAAACAATCTCCTCGTTCACGGTGCTTTTACGGGTGGCGGCAAAGCAATCGCTTCTGGCGACGTTCTGAAGATCGATGCAGGCGACCTAGACATTACCGCTGACTGAGGCAATAAATGGCACTCATTGTAAAAGACCGCGTCAAGCAGCAAACGACGACAACAGGCGATAGCAATCCATATACGCTGTCCGGCTCGTTTACTGGATTTGATGCGTTTACCGAAATCGGTGATGGCAATGAGACATATTATTGCTGCACTGATGGCACGGACTTTGAGATTGGTCGAGGCACGTTCACAGCCAGCGGGACAACACTGAGCCGCGCAGAAATCCTGTCGTCGTCCAACAGCGATGCGGCGGTCAACTGGACATCCGGCACGCGCACCATCTTCTGCACCCAGCCCGCCGACAAGGCGGTGTTGATGGATGCCAGCGGCAACATTTCCATTCCCGGCACGATTGATGGCCGTGATTTGCAAACGGACGGCGGTAAACTAGACGGGATAGAAAACAACGCAGACGTAACTGACACAGCGAATGTTACCGCTGCTGGCGCGTTGATGGACAGTGAGGTGACTAACCTTTCTCAAGTCAAAGCCTTTGCTTCATCCGACTACGCCACTGCGGCGCAAGGGTCTACCGCAGACGCGGCATTACCGAAAGCTGGCGGTCAGATGACCGGCAACATCACTTTCAGTGGTTCACAGACTGTCGATGGTAGGGATGTTTCGGCTGATGGAGCCAAGCTTGATGGTATCGAAGCCAGCGCAACAGCAGACCAAACTAAGTCAGACATTGACGCCCTCAACATCGACGCCGCCACTTTGGATGGCATCGACAGCGCAAGTTTCCTGCGTTCCGACGCTGCCGACAGTTTCAGCGGCACTCTGACCGGCACAGGCGCGGTGACTACCAGCACTTATCTTGAGAGCGGTAGAGGCTCCGGCGGTGTTTCTCTCACAATCAACGATGGCTACGGCAACGCAAACATTGCTTTCAACCACCGCAGCGGAACGCCAGAGCAAAATGGTCAGGCTGGACGCATCCACGTCAATACTGACAACACCGGCACAAACAACGCCCAGATGCAGTTTCAGCTTGGTGCTGCCACAGCAGACACAGGTGCTGCACTAACTGAAATCATGCGGCTAAAAGAAACTTCAATTGAGCTTAAACAGAACACTAATGTTACCGGCAACATCACCGTATCCGGTACGGTTGATGGTCGTGACGTGGGCACAGATGGCACCAAGCTGGACGGGATAGAAGCTTCGGCAGATGTGACCGATGCAACCAACGTCACTGCTGCTGGTGCAGCTATGCTGACTGGGGCTACCTTTACTGGCGATGTAACTCTTCTATCTACTACGGCCGGGTCTGGTGACGACCCCTCTTTAATATTGAAAAGAGATGCTACCGCTGGTGATTGGTACAACATAGGTAACATTGATTTTGTCGGCGAAAACGATGCGTCCGAAGCAACTACTTATGTGTCGATATCGGGAATGACTGATGATGTCTCCGATGGCACAGAAGATGGTCGCATAAGGTTTTCAGTTATCACGAATGGCTCTAGCGTCGACAGCATTGATATTACTGGTTCGTCGCTTCAATTTAGAAATGAACAACAGATAATATGGGTTAACCAAAATGGGAGTTACTACACCTACTTAGCTGGCGGCACACCAACTGCCTACCGTACTATCACCCTACCAGATGCTACTGGCACGGTTCTGACTACAGGCAACTCTGACGAACCTACTACAACAACCAGTTCCTCTGACGCCGACTTTGTCCTAGTGGACGACGGCGGCACGATGAAGAAAATCACGCCAGCCAATCTGGGGATTGGTGCTGGCTCGTTCCTGCCGTTGTCTGGTGGGACACTTACAGGCGCACTTACAAGTCGCGTTGCTGACGATCTTGTGTTGACGGTCCACTCAGACACAACCACAACCCCAACCGCTGCCCTAGCCTTGCAGCGAGGTACAAACGACACTTATGGTGCTGACGCCTATACAGATTACAAACTGGAGAATGGCTATGGCTCTACCGGAAGTATCGGTGGCACTCTAAGCATCACCAGAAAAGTGGACGGCAATGCCGCATCATTCTTGGCTGACTTCAACACTGACATCTACCTGTTACAGGATGTTACGTTTAGCAAGGCCATCGTAGAAAAAGCATACGAATGTACCGGCACGGCCCTTGATCCCAGCAACGGAACAATCCAGCACAAGACACTGACTGGCAACACCACATTTACTACAACCATCGCGGACGGCGAAAGCATAACGCTGATGATAGACGACGGCTCTAGCTACACGGTGACTTGGCCGACGATGACTTGGGCATCCGGCTCTGCGCCAACACTGGCAACATCTGGATATACGACTGTGGTTATCTGGAGGGTGATGGATGCGGGCATAAGCGGCAATGTCGGTAGCCAGATATTTGGCGCGGTGGTATCGTAATGTTGAGCAAGAAAATACTTTCCGCCAGTCAATCCGGTGGCGGCGGAGGCGGTGGCAGCAGCGAAACCGCGCAAGCCTCTGGAACAGCCGTCAGCAACACGCTAATCCCAAGCACGGTGGTCTGCTACACGAATGGCGTCTCCAACACTTATAACGCAACCAGTATTCAAGGTTACTACCGTGCTGACAGCGGAAATCTCTACAGCAGTACGACTTTGTTCTCGCCGGAAGGACAATCCAGTGCTGGGGTTTATGGTAAAGGCACTACTCATAACTCTAGCCACAGTTCCTATAACTCGCTGAACGATGGTTACTATAGTTCGATGGGGTATGACAGCAGTGATTATCCGCTAATTGTTTATCAACCCGCTAGCAGTCAAGCTCGTTGGCAATGCAACTGGGTGCGTGACTATCTGCCAGCGCACTTGGATGCGAACACAGACAGCCTTTGTATCGAACTGTTCGTGAACAACTGGGAAAATTACGGGTCATATTCGAGACTTGTTTCAGCATCTGGCTGGAAAGTTGATGCACCTGCTGGCTTTGAACTGAACTACAGACAATCTTCAGACACTATTCTGGAACAACACCACAATTGGGGTCAGGGCAGTGGCAATAGAGTGGGAGATAACTACGAAAACATCGGCATGAGGAATTGGCATCACTACAGCTTTTTGTGGGACTTTGAGAACGCCCGTGTGGCACACCACAGGGACGGAAATGAAGAATACTCCAGCACAGACAGCAATCTACCTACCGCCGCCAACTGGACGACGGCAGACGGGGGAGAGTACTCAAACCTAGATGCGCTTCTTCTGGGCTACGATTCAAGCGAACACAGCAGCGGCTATATGTTTGCCTACTATATGGAAGTCATCATCAGCGTCGATGACAGCACAAAACAAGCGCGTTACGGCAGCAGCTTCACGCCATCCACAACACCGCTAATACAGGGAGGTTCCTGATGATGTACGTCAAAGTCGCTGATGGAAGCGTTGATACTTTTCCCTACACAATTGACGCTTTGAAAGCAGCTAATCCTAATGTGAGCTTCCCCGCGTCAATCTCTGACGCCACCCTCGCTGACTATGGTGTTTATCCTGTTACCAAAGTCGATGCGCCGGACCACGACCCGCAGCTTGTAAAGGTGACAATGACTAACCCCACACTTGTCGATGGCAAGTGGACGCAGACGTGGACACAGACTAATCGACCAACGTCTGAAGTCGCTTCGAGTATGCGGCACGAGCGTGACAAACTGCTGGCTGAAACTGACTACCTCGCCTTGTCGGACCAGACACTCACGACAGAGATGTCTGCGTATCGCCAAGCACTGCGCGATGTGCCGTCCCAAAGCGGGTTTCCGCTTAATGTAACGTGGCCGACTAAACCGTGATCGGCGAGTTTGCATTTGGCGAAGCACCTTTCGCAGCGGACAACGCAGGCATTGCGCGTGCTGTCACAGGCACAGGCGATGCGGCGGTAACGTCTACCAGCGATGTACTCCGCCTTCGCTTGGCCAGCGCAAGTGTATCTGGCGCGGCGTCTGTGTCAGCGGTTGCGGCGTTTATCGCACGCATGTCAGGCGCCGCCTCTATTGCCGTGACTGTAACGTCCGACGCTGACCGCATCAGGCTGCTCAATGGCTCCGCATCCGCGTCTGTCAGCGCCGTGAACGCCTTCTCTCGCATACGTGGGATGAATGCCACCGTGGAGGTGGTAACGACTGCCAGCGGCGAGATAATCGCCGTATTTGTTATGAGCGGCGACGTGGTGTTCCGCATCACACAAGAAACGCTAGCAAATGTTTTAGGCGATGCGTGGACTGGGATTGCTGACGGCACAGAGACGTGGGCTGAGATTGCTGACGGCACAGAGACGTGGGCGGCACAAGCTGAGGGCAGTGAGACGTGGCAAACCGCCTCGTCACAAGGCGAGACTTGGAGTAATGTGTCTGAAGGCACAGAAAGTTGGAGGCCGCAGTGATACCATTTGGCGAATTCCTGCCAGATCAGGCTGATATCCTAAACCCCGGCGTGACCGTCGCGACGAATGTCATGCCTAGCGCCGTGGGCTATCACTCAATGAACAGCTTTGTGCCGTACTCGAACGCGGCGTCTGGAACCATTCGCGGCATCTTTGCGGCGAAGGACAGCTCTGGAAATAACAAGCTGTTTGCGGGTGACGACGCAAAGCTATACGTTCACAACACATCCACAAACAATCTTGACGACATCAAAAAAGCTGGCGGGTACGATCTTACCGGCGGAGAGCGCTGGCGGTTCATTCAATTTGGCGATTACGTTATCGCCGCAGGCGGAATAGGCGAAGAGCTTCAGTTTTTCCAACTAGGCACAAGCTCTGCATTTGCAGACTTAGCCGGCTCGCCTCCGAAGGCCGACTTTATCGCGGCTGTTAGAGACTTCGTTTGGGTCGCTAATGTGGACAGTGGTACGGGCCGCATCCCCTACCGCGTCCAGTGGTCAGGCTTTAACGATATAGATGGATGGACTGTTGGGACGGATCAGTCTGACTTCCAAGACCTGCCCGACAGCGGCGAGATTACCGGCTTAGTCGGCGGCGAATATGCGACGGTCCTGACCGAGCGCGCCATCTTCCGCGCCACATACACTGGTCCGCCGTTGATCTGGCAGTTTGACAAGGTTGTGTCTGAGCGCGGGTGTAACTT